TAAGTGAAGACAAGATTTCAGAAACAAATCTTACAGAAAAGCTTCACGAAGATTCAACAAAGGAGAACGACAAAATGGCTGAACAAGTCGTAGAATCAATCGACATTAGCGCAGTAAAAGCTGAGCAGGTCGAGGCTAAAAAAGACGTAGCCACAGCTACTGTCTCAGCGCCTAGAGTTGCTGATCTAGTTGAAAAAACTGGTGAAGCTATCATTAAAGAAGCTGATGCAAAAGACAAATATGGTGAGTATACACCAACAAATACTGAAGAAGTTTCTGAGCTAAAGTCTCAAATTTCTAAGTACAGAGACGAGATTAAAGCTCTACAAAACAGCAAAATGCTATATGCAGAAAATTCTCGTACTTCTAACCAATTCTCTGAGAAAGAAATGGCAAACGCAGTGCTTCTAGCAAAAATGCTAAACAAGCGCGACGTATTCGACACAAAGTACGGCAATCGCATGAAGGCTGTAACTACTGTTGATCAGTTCCTATCTAACTTCTCTCAGAATATTTACACAGAAATGGAACAGCAACTAGTAATTGCTCCAATGTTCACACGTCTACCTGTAGACGCCAAGACATTCCGCGTTCCAGTAGCTGACGAAGATAAAGATGGCGATGTTGCAATGTTCCGTTCTGGTACTTATGCAACTGGTATTGGCGACACTACAAACGTTCCAGTATCTAACCAGAACTCTATTGGCGCAGTAGAATTTACACCACATAAGTTTATGGCAACAACTCACCTAGCTAAGGATGAAGAAGAAGACACAGTTCTACCTCTACTAGACTTCCTACGTGCAGCTGCAACTCGTCGTCTAGCTCGTGCTATCGACAAGTCCATCCTACGTGGTACTGGCGCTCTAACAGGCTTCACCGCATCCCCAACTAACTCTATCACAGCAGGCGCTGGTTACGCTTCTGTTATCGAAGGTATCACCAATCTAACTGGTGACGCATCCCTAACAGTTCCAACTGGTTCTTCTACAGATAAAGTAGATCCATCTGATATCGCTGCAGCTCGTACTGCAATGGGTAAGTACGGTCTACAACTAGGTAACGACCTAGTATATATCACTTCTATCGAAGGATATAACAATCTAGTAACAACTGCAGACTTCCGCACTGTTGATAAGTTTGGTCCAAACGCTACTTATCTAACAGGTTCCGTAGGTGCCGTATACGGTATTCCTATCGCTATCTCTGAATTCCTAGATAACGTAGGTTCTACTGGTAACCACATCGGTGTACTACTATACAAGCCAGGCTTCCTAATTGCTGAACGTCGTGGTATTGAAATTGAAAGCGAGTACGAACCACGTCAGCAAGTAACTGCTATGTACATGAGCACTCGTTTCGACTTCAAGGCTCTAACTACAAACTCTGGTGCAGCACTAGATTCTACCAAGTATCCATACGCTGTAACAGTTGTAACAGGCTAATAGTTACTTAAAATTTAGAACTAATTACGGGGGAGGCGGTCACACGCCTCCCCTTATTCAATAGAAAGTAGATAACTATGACAGCAGATAGTTTTGAAGAAAATTTAGGAAAGAATACCTATATAACTCTTGCTCAAGTTAAAGATTATTTAAGCATTTCTAGCAATACTCAAGACGCTAGGCTGTCTAATATTATCTCTTACGCTAGCGGAGTTATAGAGCACTATATAGGACAAGAAATACTAGCTAACGATTATGTAGAGATATTCGACGGAGGAGTATCTTCTGTATTTGTTAGCCGCTTGCCATTAACTAAGGTGTACCAAGTATCTGAGTTTAACGGAGTAGAAAATATCCTATTATCCGACCCCACAGTTACTGGGTCTCCTGTACATACTAGCAGTCAGAGTGTATCTTTTACTGCAGTTGGTACTGCTAAAAATACTACAAAAGTTAAACGCTTTGGAAAATCAGCTCTTGAGGTAGATGAAACTAGTTACATATACTCTCCAATTGTACCTGAGCAACTACAGTTAGATAAATCTGATTTTACTATAGAAATGTATGTAAAAGTAGATGAACCATTTTTACGAGATAATGTGCTATTTGAAATATCTACTAATGTCTCTAATTATATGAGATTTAGTTTAGCAAATCAGTACGGGTTAGCTTTTACTAGCACTGTTGCAGGGTCGACTACTACTGTAAGAGGAGCTAATACAAGCATTGAAGCACAACAGTTCGCTAAGAAGCGTTGGGCTCACGTGGCCGTATCTAGAAACTATGAAACTGAGAGACTGTACCTATTTTATAACGGTACTCAGATAGCAAATAGTGCCTATACAGTAGATTCTTTATCATTCTCTAATGTTGTTACTATAGGTAACACACTTAAGGGTTACATTGATGAGGTTCGCGTATCTACTACTCAAAGATATATTAATAGTTTTACACCATCTGCTTTTAGATTCCGCACCGATGACGATACTGCTTTACTAGTGCATTTTGACGAGAGAAATAATTCAACTCAGTTTAAAGATGTTCATTCAAAACCTGCCGAATATAACTTTGCTAAAGATACTGGTGAGATAACTAAGGATACTGGTAGCTTAGGAGTAACAGGTAATTTTACTTCTATAAGAAAATCATATCCTGCATTAACTCTTTCTGGTCCTCAAGCTTTCCAGCCATTCCCTAGTGCTGTAGAAGTAACTTACCGTGCAGGCTATGAAGCTGGAAGTGTTCCATTAGATTTACAAGTAGCTACAATTGATTACGTAAAACTATTGTATAAACAAGATCAAGAAAAGAAGGGCTTTAGTTTTGAAGGTGAACGTGGTGACCAATTCCCGCTTGCTGGTAACTTCCCTCCACATATTCGTCGTATTCTAGATCTTTATAGGATTATTGATTAATGGCTAATATAAGACTGTTTTCTGTAGATATTACTGGAATACCGGAATTTGATGCATTAACTCGTTCTTATATTTCTGCACTCGCAAATAAGAATAAAAAAGCCGCTGACTCAATTCAACGCTATTTAGAGCAGAAAACTGCTAGACTTTTAAAAGCTAGCTTAGTACAAGGTAAACTTGGACAAAGTCAGGTAACTGACTTTGTACTGAGCCCTGCGTCTCCTATATTAGATCTATTCAAGCAAGAGGTAACCGAATCTTCTGCTGTTACTTCTGTTGAATTTAAAGCTTTAGCCGGTGCTTTCAAAGGTACTAAAATCGGTCAGATAACTCTTAGTACTGGTAGCTTTAAAAGAAATGTAGAATATCAAGTAGAAGGTGCTGAGCCTATAAAAGGATCAGAGTTATCTGAAAAACTTTTAACTACTGTTAAAGAAGGTTATTTAATTGACTTAGATCCGTATTTTACAGACCAAAGAAATAAGCAAGCAAAAAATAGAGATACTAAAGCTGTTACAAATAGGGTTTTTAATTACTACATGGTTAAAGAACCCAGACTTAAACAGTTATTCTACTCTAAAGCAAGTACTATGGTATTAAACAACATTTATTCATTAGAATCTAATGGAAATAAAGTTTCGGGTACAAGACTCATAGGTATTCAGTTTCCTCTATCTGATTTTAATTCTAACAACTTTAAAGCAACTATAGAAGGCAATGCTATTATAGTATCAATTAATGATTCTTTTCAAAAAAGAATATTTAACGTAATAGATAAAGACTATATTAAGTTTTTACAAGACACGACCTCTGAAGTACAAAAAGTAAAAGTAACAAATAAAAAGCAAACATTTACAATAGATTTATTGCCTGCTTTAAAAGGTTCTCAAGTATTCGGGGCTGAGATAACAAAAAGTATAAAGGTAAGACCTTCTGACACTTTTGTAGGTACAGCAACAGTCAAAACAACTACAAAACAGCAAACTTCTAAGCAATCATTTATATCAGGTGTTCAGTGGACTGTATTAACACAAAAACGCCTTGGAGAAACTATGCTACGGCTCGGTGAGCCGGAGCCACCAGACCTAAAAGAGCGTAGTGGTCGTTTTAGAAGCAGTGTTCAGGTTTTTGCAAACTATAGAACTAGCACTTTACAGTATATTTATAATCCACTATATAGCTCACTGCGTAACTACGGTTACAAACCTGACTTACAAGTAGAAACTGCTATTAGAGAAGTAGCGCAATCACTATATGCACAGAAATTTAATATAGTTAGAGGTAATAGAGTATGATTTTTAATCGACGAACTGAGATTGTGGACTTTCTCGTAACTAATTTAAAAAATATTAATGGTGGTACATCCACCTACGATAATATTTATCAATACAAACACAATGTTTTCAACAATGTATATCGTAAAATAAAATTTCTCGATGAAGTAAATGACTTTCCTTCTATATATTTATCAGCAGGAACCGAAATTAGAAATTTTCAATCAGAAAATTTGACGGTAGCTACATTAAACGTTATCATAAGAGCATACGTATATGGAGAAGATAATTCTCAAACTGCGGCAGACAATCTAGTAGAAGACATAGAACATGTAATTTACAGTATTGGTGACGAACCTGAAAAAGGGATATTAGATATAACTATAGAAAATATCTCGGCTGACGAAGGTTTAGCATTTCCTTATGGAATAGCAGAATTAGAATTATCAGTAGTCTATAGACTAGAATATTAAGGAGAATAAATTATGACATCTCTTAATTTACAAAGAAATTCTGAGGTTTTCTTTTCTACAGTTGACCTTCTAGGTGGTGCTGCAGTATCTGCTATGACACCATCTAACACTTGGAAGCTAGAGGTGTTAGCAGGTTTTGCTGTTAGCGCGTCTTCAGCTACTCAAGATATTACTTCATTAGAATCAGGACTTACACCTGATCGTTCTCAGCAACGCTTCAATACAGCTGTCAACCCAGTTGAGTGGAACTTCCAAGTATATCTACGTCCAACTGGCGTAGAAACAGGTGCTGCTGCCGGAACTACTACTGCATCTACCAATGCTAGCGGAAACGTTAAGCCAGTAGCTGACTGGTTCATGTGGCAGTCACTAGTGTCAAATACGCGTGCATCTACAGGAACTGCAGATCAATCTGTATGGGCAACTGGTGGTAGACTTGCTACTGTAAACACAGCTGCAGGTACTGGTTCTCACAGCACTCGTTCTAACTACGCTATAGCTCAAGAAGATCAGCATCTATACTTTAAGCTTGATAACATCATTTATCAGGTATCTAATGCTGCTGTAAATAGCGCAGTGGTAGACGCAGGAATTGAAGAAATCGCTACTGTTACATGGGCTGGAAACGGTACTACTCTAAGAGAGCTTACAGGTGTTCCACGCAACAACGCTGTATCAGTATTTGGTGGTATTCTAAACTCTGGTAGTACTGTGACTGCAAATGCTAACGCATTAAACTTAAGCAACGTTGCTTGCTATCACCCATATAACCAAATGAACGTAGCTGGTGTTCTAGCTACTAACTCTTTCATTAAAAATAGATTAAGCTCTATTAACTTCCAGCACGCTCCATCTACCGGTGCTGCGGGAGTTACTTACACATTCCCAGTAACCGCTCTTACTTTTGAGTATAACAATAACCTAACATACCTAACTCCAGAAGAACTATCAGCATTGAACTCTCCAATTGGAAACTTTGTTGGTACACGCGGAGTCACTGGTTCTGCTACTATGTATCTACGTGCTGGTGATAACCAGTCTACACAGTTTATGAGAAACATTATTCAAGATTCTCGTACTTCTTCTGCGCAGACTTCAAATGCTAACTTAATTGTTGGTGGAGCTACTGCTCCATACGTAGCATTCTCTATGCCTGCTGTTCAATTTGAATTCCCACAGGTAGCAGTAGAAGACGTACTTGCAGTTAGTGTTAACTTCATGGCTCAAGAACCAAATGCTTCAAAAGGCGGCGGCGGAGAAGTAACTATTTTTGCTGACAAATAATTAAACTATTTCTGAGGGGAAATATTTAATGATTCAACCAGAGAGCGTCTATCGGCTTGCGAAACAAGGTTTCCCCTCACCTTGCTCAGCAGATTCCCCGATGGACGCTCACTTTTATAAAGAGGGTACTAATGAGTAAACTAAAATCTATGATGGTCAAAGACACTTCTACCTGGGTAGAATTTCCAGATATTGCAGGGTTTAAAGTCAACCTGCGTTTCGTGTCGCGCGAAGACCTATTAAAAATTCGCAGCGCTAGTTTAGCATATAAGTTTAACAAGCGCACTCGTCAACGCGAAGAAGAAGTTGATAGCGCTAAGTTCTTAGAGAACTACGCTGAACGCGCAATTGCTGGTTGGACAGGTCTAAAGATTAAGCACCTGCCGTCACTTCTTCCAGTTGATATTTCTGGAATGAATCCAGAAGAAGCTGTAGAATTTAGTGAAGAAGATGCAATTGATTTACTAAAAAACTCACCTGTGTTTGATCAATTTGTAACTGACACACTAAACGATTTTGAACAATTTTCTCTTAAGAAAAAAGAAGATACAGTAAAAAACTAACAGAATACCTCCGCCAAACTTTAAATGGCGGAGGTGTTACCACAGAACAGTATTTAGCTATGTGTGAGCAGATGGGTTGGGAACCTTCAGAAGAAGAAATGCCTATAGACCCCTCTTTCTTAGAGATCAATGCTCAATATGCACTAATACTACTTAATGTACTTCCCGATAAGTGGGAAGGTATGAGTGGTTCTTGGATGGGAAAAGACTATAGCGGATTAGCTGCTATAATGGATATATATGATATAGATGATAGGCGCGAGGTATTCGAACTATTAAAAATTGCCGAAGATGAACTAGGCAAATACTACAGACAAAAACAAAAAGAACAAGAAAGTTTAACTAAAGCAAAGAGAGCAAAGTAAGTGGCTAGTATAACCAACATAATTAAAACGATCTTTACTTCTTCAGGAGCGCAAGACGTATCTAATGATGCTGATCGTGCTGGTCGTTCTATAACTAGACTTGGACAGGCATCAGCAGGAGCAGGAAGACAATTTGCTTCTCAATCACAAGGACTTGGTGGTCTAGTTGCTGCTTATGCGGGTGCTGCTGCTACTAGCTTTGCTTTACAAGCAGCTTTTACTGCTTTAGCTAATAGCGCTCGTTCCTTGCAAACAATAGAAGGACTAACGTCGCTAGCTGCTGTAAGCGGAGAAGATGGACAAAAAATACTAGCTTCTACCCAAGCCATAACTAAAGGCCAACTTAGCTTGGTAGAATCTGCTCAACAAGTAAACTTAGCACTTAGTGCTGGTTTTAATACAAATCAGATTGAAGGACTATCTGAAGTAGCACTTAAAGCTTCACGTGCTCTAGGACGCGATCTAGGTGACGCCTATACTCGTGTAGTACGTGGTTCTGCTAAAATGGAAACAGAACTTTTAGATGAATTAGGTATTTATACTAAAATTGAACCTGCTACTCGTGCTTATGCGGCTGCTATAGGTAAGAGTGTAACTCAACTTACAGAATATGAACGTCGTCAAGCATTTGTTAATGCAGTTGTAGCTGAAGGCCAACGTAAATTTGCATCAATTAACACAACAATACCAACTGCTGCTGAAAAAATTGAAGCTTTTGGTAAGCGCATTATAGATTTAGGCACTATAGTAGGCGCTTTTATTGCAGAACGTTTAGCGCCTCTAGCTGACTTTTTTACTAATAATCTTGGAGCGTCTATAGGAGCTTTTGGTTTATTAGGCGGTTTAGTACTAGGAAGAGCTCTAACCGAGGCATCAAATAAAATTACGTCTTTTCAAAAGTCGGTAGAAGCTAGGGCGGAAGTAGTAAATCAGCGAATACTTAGATTAACAAGAGCGTCAACAGAGCGTGTGGCCGCTGCTCAAACGTCTGTAGCAGGTATTAGTTTAGCACCTAAAGGCACTACTGGTATCCGTAATGAATTAAAAGATTTAAAAGAAATAGCAGCTCAAAGAGCTCTTACCACCCAAGAGTTAGCAAAAGCACAAACAGTGCTACAAAAAAGAATATCTAATCTTAATACTCTTAGAACTGCAGAAATACAACAGATAGTAGCGGCTCGTCAAGCTAGAGCAGCAGCTGTACAAGGTACGGCTGCCTATGCTGCAGCCCAACAAACACTTGCTGGCTTATCTAATAAGCTTAAAACTACCAATACGCTATTAGCCGCAACTACTGCACAATTAAATACTGTAACAGTAGCAGCTAATAGCAGTAACGCGGCTCTAGCTAGATTCTTTTCTACTGTAGTTCTTAGAGCGGGTACTGCAGTAGCAGCTGTGGCAAGACTAGGCGTAGCAATGATAGGACTTGGTGGCTTTATACTAAGTGCTGTTTCTATTATAGGTATTTTTGGATCAGCTATAGCTAATGCTTTAGGCAAAGGCGATGAGTTTAATGCGTTTGTTAAAGGATTAGGTGACACACTAAAAGAAACATTTGATCCTCAAATAGCTAAAGATACTAGAAATGTATTTCAAGGTCTTAGTGCGGGGGCTCTTACTAATATAGAGGCAACAAATCGTGAACTAAGAGAGTTAGATACGTTTAAATTCAGACAGAAAAAATTCTTAGACATAGAAATAAAAATAGAAAAAACTAAAGAAGATTTAGTTAAAGAGGTATCTAACTTATTATCAACAATAAGTCTAGATGACGGTTTAAGTACTTCTGAAATAGTTACTACTGGTACTTTCTGGGGAAGCACTCTAGCAGGAGCATTTTCTGGTGCTTTAGTTGGCGGATTTGCAGGTTTACCGGGTGCGTTAATAGGTGCTGTTGCTGGTGGTACTACTGCGGCTCTAGCAACTATTTGGGCTAAAGCCGGGGATGCTGCAGTCAATCCAACAGAACAATCTGTTAATAAAATTAAAGCTATTTACAGTAAAGAATTAGCAGATCTAGCGGTTACTGGTGGCGTAGAATCAGCTAATTTAGCGGAAAGAGCATTAGCAGCTCTTGAAGATCAGTATGGGGCTGCAGCTAGACTAGATCCTGTGGCTAGGGCATACCTAAACACCGCAAAACAACTAGTATTAGAATCTGCTAAACAAGAAAAAAATGTAAGCGAAATATCAGCGCTAATAGCTGCAACAGGTAAGTCTGCAGATCAGCTTGTCAAGAACTTTCAATTCGATGATTCATTAAATAAAGTTTTCTCAGAAATAAGCTCTACTGTTATAGATGTTCCTGTAACTTTAAAAATAATAAATAAAGATGAACTAGCACCTTTACTAAGTAAAGATATAGAAATTGTTCCAAATATTGACATTCAGGATAGTATTAGCACCGTTGAGACAGAGTTATTTAATTTAGAGTTAGCTGGTAACTTAACAGCAAGTAATTTAGAAATTTTAAGAGACTCTTTAGATAACTTAGGTATAGACCCAGGCGTGCTTGCCTATTTTGATCAGTTCATAGCAAAAGGTGATATTGCCATTAATTCTTTTAGAAAATCAGGAGAATTATTAAGCTCTATAGGGGTAGACATAACCTCTATACCAATAGGCCAAACTTTTGCAGAAGCTATAACCGCAGGAGAGTCACTGAATGCTATTTTAATTAGGTCTACTGACTTGTTCGCAACAATTAATGAAGGTATTAAGGCAGGCAGTCTTGATCTAGAACAATTTTCTCAGGGAGTAGGATCTATAGCATCAGCTTTAGATACAGCAGAACGTGCTCTTCCTAGCTTACAACAAGAAATAGTAGAAGCTTCTGGGGATCTGGCACGTGCTAGAAGAGAGGGTGCAGATGTATCTGCGTATGAAAGTATACTAGCATTACTAGTAAGACAACGTGATGCTATTAAAGATACTATCGCAGTAGAGAAAGAAAAACTAGAAACTCTTCGTTCTCAAGAAGATATACTAAAAACACAAATACAATTAGCGTCTTTTTTAAAAGATGTAACTCCTAAAGAAAAGAATTTATTTAATCTAGAACTTGATATGTTAAAAGCTGGAGCCAATAGTGCTGCAGAAGAATTAGCTATAACAGTAGATTACTTACAAGTTATGGTAGATCAAACAGCTTTTGCAAAAGCAGAGTATGATAAATTTAAAGAAAGCGTAACTAACGCTAATCTTGGTGCTACTCTTAGCCCGGTAATAATGGGAGCTAATAAAGGTACTATAAATGAAACTTTAAATAGTCTAAATGCTATAGAAGGTGTACAAGCAAAAGTTATAGGTAATCAACTAAGCGTAACAGATTCTGTAACAGGCACTACAAAGTCATTTGAATTACTTGATAAAACTGTATCTGATGCGGGAGCTGCTAATGAGCAGTTTACTGAATCTATTAGAATTAATGCTCAACAAGCTTTAGAACTAGCTGTATCTTCTATGAGAGACCTTAGTAATGAGTATTCTTCTTTAATATCTGACATAGATAAAGAATTAAAGACCCTAGCAGGCGAAGAAAGAATTGCTTCTATAAAATTTCAAGCAGATTTATCTCAAATATATGCTAGTATAGACACACTTTTACAAGAGTCTATAATCGAACAATTAGAGTTAGATATAGATTTAACAAATGCTAAAGTGTCTGCTGGAGCCTTATCAGAAACTGAAGGCGCTAAAGAAGAAAACCGCATACGACAGCAACTACTAAAAGAACAAGAATATTTATTATACATACAAATGGGAAATGAAGCACAAGCTATTGCTGCTAGATATGATTTACTTGAAGTAGAGAATACACAAAGATTAGAAGCTATTGCTAATGAGGCAGACTTACAAAGAACTAAAATTGAGAATGATGTCAAAAATATAACTGCATTAGCTAGAATTTATCAAGAAAATGCTAGCAAGACTCAGTCTGTGAATCAATCTTTCATAACAGGGTTTACTACAGCTGGTAATAATTTTAATACCACACTAGCGGGTGTATTTACACAGGCTTCTAGCGCTATTGCTTTAGCAATAGCTTCTCAAGGTTTACAATCAGGAGCAGTAACAGCTGTTAACAACTCTGCTGTACAACTTACTGCAGTTGAAGATACGTTTTCAAATCTTATTACAGGTTTTGAAGCTGATGCAACTGCTGCTACAGCAAAAATTACAGAACGTGAAAACGCTTTAACAGAAGCACAAGGACGTCGTTACGAGGAAGCTCAAACACTACTAGCCGCAGAGCAAGAAGCTATAGCTGCCAATTATGAGGCCAGACTAGCTGCTCTTGCCAAAGAAGGTGATATTGAGGGTTATAACGCTCTTGCTAGAGAGAAAAAAGCAGCAGAAGCTGGTAAAAAAGATAAAGAACTAACTTACATAGAAGAAAAATTAAAACAGCTATTTGATTCCATCAAGGGTAATATTGAGAATGCTATTATGGGATTAAATAACCTAATATTCTACGGTGAAGGCAACTTCAACGAAATAATGGGTAACTTATTTAAGTCTATTCAGCAAGATTTCTTCAAAACTACTATTGCAGACCCTCTATCAGGTTTCTTAACTGATAGTATATTTAGTATGTTTGGCGTAAGTGGTATGCGTACTGGTATAGAAAATGCACAAGTTAAGAACGGAGCATTACTAGTTAGTGTTGTAAGTGGTCCTGCAGATATGTTCGGTATAGTTGCAGATGCAGTTCCTGGAACAAAAGAATCAATTAAAGGTGGAAACGCAGCTGCTGATAGCTTGACTGAGAGTACAAAAGGAATATTCGGAGGTTTCTTCGATCAGATCACCTCGCTGTTTACTGATATTTTTGGACAGAATGGTATACTATCAGGCCTATTTAAGGGTCTAATGGGCGAAGGCGGTATACTGTCAGGACTATTTAAGGGAATTGGTGGTTTCTTTACAAGCCTTCTAGGTTTCTCACAAGGTGGACTAGTTCATCTTGCTGCTGGTGGTGCCGCAGCCTCTGCGTCCATGAATCGTGACCGCGTTCCTGCTATGCTTGAGCCTGGCGAATTTGTCATTCGCAAGCAATCAGCAGAGCGTATAGGTATGCCAGCACTTCAAGCTATGAACTCTACTGGTGGAGCGCCTTCAGGCGGAAACGTATTTGTAAACGTAAGTAACGAAGGCTCACCAAAACAAGCTGAAGCTAGTGCTCCTCGCTTTGATGGTGAGAAGTATGTTGTTGACATTGTTATGCGTGATATTGCAAACAATGGACCTATTCGTAGAACACTACGCGGTCGTGGAGGTCTATAATGGCTATATATCCTAATGACGCAGTAGGACTATTTACTACTGATACTTTTAGCTCTATGGCAGATGTAAAGCCGGATACAGGCTTTACATCTAATCAAGAGTTTAACACTATAATTTTTGAAAGCGAGAGCGGATACGAAAAACGTAGACTCCGCTCTCGCAGACCAAAGCGTACTTATAGTTTAAAATATACTAACGTAACTGGTTTAGAAAAAACAGCTATAGAGCGTTTTTATCGTGAACGCAGCGGCAGCTTTGATTCTTTTAATTTTGATCTAGCTCATATAAATGAAGTTGGAACAGTACGTGTACGCTTTGAAGGCTCATTAAAAGTAGATCATGTACTATCAACAGGGGCTAACGCTCTACAAAACTATTACACAGTTTCTTTTGACGTAAAAGAATCTTTTGATTAATAAAGGATAACAAGTGACTTCTCGTACATATGATGTTGTATTAACCGTAGCTAACGCATTACCATTTCAAACAGGTAATGTAGTTATTGGTAATACTTCTGCAGCCGTTGGAATAATTGCAGGAATAGATAGAGCTAACAATTTACTTAAAGTTAAACTTTCTAATGCTATTAGTGAGTTTACAGGGTCGGAAAATATATACTCTAAAGTTATAACTATTAGCGGTACTGCTAATGGTGCTATTAATGATTCCACATATTTACCGTTCCAAGCAAATGTTATGAGTGGTAACGTTGTTACTGCTGTTACTAATATAATTAACATACAGCCTAGTACTTTTATAGCCGAAAAGAATGCTTTTACACAAAATCCAATTGTGCGGTTGTACTCTGTGTACTACCCTGGAGAATGGTATCCACCTAATGAGGCAGGAAATCCTGGTGAAACCGGAGAAGGGCGAGCTTGGTCACCTTATTTTCCAATACGTTTTGCAGAAATAGTTGGCGATTTAGCCGACGATATTAGTTATAATGTTAGTTACGGCGGTACTACGTACTCTCCGTACCCAGTATCAATTAGCGGTATAGAGCAAGCTTCTGACGGTAGAGTAAATGAACTTACTCTTACACTATTCAACGTAGATAACATGATTTCTCGTTTAGTAGAAGACCCATTTTTATCTGGTAATAATACTACTAACTCAGTAGTAGCGCATGTAAATGGTGAACTTGTACATGGTTTAGACCCTCGTACAGTTAGTTTAACTCTTCCACAAGCAGCTACTATTAGTCAAGAATGTCTTGACACGTTAACACGCGCTCGTGCAAACGGTTTAGCTTACAGTGGTGATATAGTAAATCTATATGGTATGAATAACGCTAGTTTTACTTATGAACAAACAAAAGCTGTTAGCGGTACTTGGGAAGCTTATAAAGAAGATTCTCGTGATCTATTGGGCGGAATCGTTAATATTAAAACTACTTTTGCTAACTTTTTAGACTTCTGGCCAGAGTATAGTTTAATTACTGCTATAACTGCTAATGCTATATCAGTTAAGAACTCCTTACCATACCGTTTAGGCGATAATGTAAAGTCTATTAAAGGATCAGAGCAAGCTACAATTCAGCATATAAGCGACGACCACATTATTTATCTCAGCAATGAGATCAATTCTAGTACAGCTGTAGGAGATGCTCTGTATATCGTAAATGAAGATGCAGATGCTGAAAGTTACATAGAAGATAGATTTAAAATTGATCAGTTAGAGAGTCTGTCTGATCATGTAGCGTCTTTTGCACTAGTATCTTGGTTACAGTACTTTAAGGTTATTGTTCCTAAACGCAAGTTTTATAAAAACACTTGTCAATGGGTGTATAAAGGACCAGAATGTCAGTATCCCGGACCTGGTAACCTAGCTATTCCTGGAACTAATCTAACTTCAAACACTAATCCTATTGGGTTAGACAACCAAGTAGCTAGTATTAAATCCCCATCAATCATTAATATGAGTTCTTGGATTGCTGGTACTGCTGGCTCTGCTACAGGATATACACAAAACGGGGACGGAAACTCTCGTATTGTAGATTCTACACCATACGGAGAATTACAGACTGTATGGGATGTTAGTAATCAAGACGCTGGGGCTAGCGATGGCGATGGTACTGCTCCTGATGGCGGATGGAATGGTTCTTTATTCCCAATAACTAATTCTAGCCTATACAGATTCTCAGTTTGGATTCGTCGAAAAACGATTGGTAATGGTTCTACATATTTAGGACTAAACGGTTATAACTCAGTTGGAAGCAATATAGGAGTACTTATTAGAGGTACTGGCGCTACTAATACAAATCCTTATTTTTATGCAGCTACTTGGCCTTATGCAGCAAGTGAATGGATGTTATTAGTAGGACATGTATGGCCTGCAGGTAGCGGTACTGGAGCTGCGTATGTAGATACTGGTATTTATAGAACTAACGGTACAAAGGTAGCCACTATGACTGATTTTGTGTGGCAGACTCTGAATACACAAGCTCTTCATAGAAGTTATTTATACTATTCTAGTGATACTTCAACTAACCAACAATTCTATGATCCTAGAGTTGATATAGTTAATGGTAGTCAGCCAAGTATAGCAGATCTTATTAGCTATTCTCCTTCTGCATTAGCTAATAAGAGCGGCTCAGATGTTTGTGCTAAATCATTAGCTGCTTGTACAGTACGTAATAACAGTATACATTTTGGCGGATTCCCTGGTGTAGGCAGAACAATACCACGAGCATGATTACTAACTATTTGGGAATTAAACACTGTTACGGAAGTTACGATTGTGTTACTTTGGTACAACAGTTTTATGAAAATGAATTAAATTGCAGTTTTAATTTACCAGCTTACCCTCATTCTAGGTTATGGATGAAAAAATATACTGTAGAATTTTTAGATGAGTGGGCATCTAAATATGGTAAAAAAGTTTCATTGACGGACGCTAAAAATTATGATTTAATTAGTTTTAAGTCAAAGAAGTCTAACTTATTGATTCATTTCGGGTTATATATTAAACCGAATAAAATGCTGCACGTAGAAGAGGGGAATACTTCTCGAGTAGATACTTTATCCGATTATTGGATGGAACATTTACACGCGATATATCGTCATGACAAAATGGTATGATAAGTATTTAAACATTCCTTATAAACATTTAGGTAATGATCCTAAAAGCGGCATGGATTGCTTTAATCTGTGCCGCTATATTTATAATGAAGAAACGGGTATAAATATACCTTATTTCTCTTTTGATCGTTGTAATATAGTAGACGATGATTGGTACAATAAAACAAGCGATTCTATTTTTGAGAACTCTGCACTAGCAGACAATAACTGGAAGCGAGTATCCGAACCAAAAAAGTTTGATTTTATATTGATGAGCATAGGCTCTACTAATATATCAAACCATTGTGCTATGTACTTAGAAAATAATAAAATGATACATAACATGATTGACAGACCTAGCTGGATAAGCCCGTATGGCAGCTATTATCAACAATATACTACTGGATTATATAGATGGACTACGTAAAACTATTATCTGACATGAACAAACACTCACTACGTGAGTACCCTAAAGAATGTGTAGGTATTATCACTAAAGATTTTAACTATGTACCTTGTAAGAATATAAGCGACAAACCTAAATTTACCTTTTTCTTAGATCCAGCTGACTTAGTTAGACATGACGGAAATATTTGGGGTATATTTCACTCGCATCCAGGTTCTGATAACCCACTTCCTAGTTCTGAAGATAAAGCTAGTGCTGCTTTTTCTAATTATAAATTCTTAGTAGGATTTAATAACAAGTTCTATATTTATTGGTATGATAGTAACGTAGACGCACTAAAATTTGAGAAATTCGAGGAAACTCACCTTGTTAGTAACAATTAAGCCACATTCATCATTTAGTAAGTACTTCTCAGCTACAGAATATGTAGCTGACTTTAAAACTTACCATGATATTCTATTTTATCTTAATGCTATGCATCGTCGTTTTATAAACTACTTACGTATACAGCGAGCACAAAAAATAGAAGAAAGCTTTGTGTTTCTAGACAAAAACTTAAAGATAATCAACCCTAATGAACTCAAGTTCAAACACGCTCGTGACGGTGATGTAATATATATAGTTCCTGCAGTTGTAGGTGGTGGCGGTAAACGTGGAGGAATACTAGCAGCCCTAGCAGTTGCTATGTTCGTATTCTTACCAATCGCAGCAGGGGCTGCCGCAGCTGGAGCAGCTGCGCCTGTAGGTGCAACGGTAGCTGCTTCTGGTGGTATAGGCGGTACTATTGCTAGTACTCTAGGTGGTATGGGTGGTTTTCTGCAAAATCTAGTAGTAAATATCGGCTTAGCACTGCTATCTTCCATGTTTGCTAGCAAACCAAGCGAAGAAAATACTAGACAAAACGACATGTTCGGATCTCTGACTAATAGTACTGCCTCTGGTACTCCAGTACCTCTTAATTATGGTTTAATGAGAGTTGCAGGACAGTTAATAAGCGGTTATGTACTAAGTGTAGGGCACGGTAAAACTCAAAACTTAAACGTTTACGGAGAAGTTATGCCAGCAGCATCTACTTCAGCAGCAGAGCAAGAAATGTCACGTGCACTATTCTTAGCTGGGTATAATGGAGAAACAGCTACCGGATTGCAAATATTTACTACTGCAGGTAGCTTTACTGTACCAGCAGGCGTCAATTCTATTACAGTAATTGCTGCTGGAGGAGGTGGAACTGGCGGAGCTAATGCAACACATTATCAAACAGGTGCTACACTTTCTGGTGGCGCAGGTGGTGCGGGAGGATTGATAATAGCGCAGATTCCTGTTACTCCTGCAGAAGTGTTAACTGTAAATGTAGGTACAAACGGATTGCCTAATTTGCGTGCTTCTTCAGTATGGAGAGGAGGTAGTATTATAAACCCTCCTATCGTCCGTGCTACTGGTGGTTCTAACGGTACCAATGCTAGTAGCGGTAGTGGATTTAGTTTTCCAAAAAATGGTGTTACAGGCGTTGCTGGAAGTGGCTCCTGCCTAATTCCTAACTCTGTGGTTTATACCGGAAATGTTGCTACACCAGACTGGTCCACTAGACTTCTAGCACTTCGTCATAAATTTGTAGGTTCTGCTTTTGTTACTCAGAGACAGCAGATGATAACTATAGGCGAACAACAATATACACTTGCAACAGGTACGTGGAGTTCTTCAGGTGTTAATAGAGCTGGGTGCGGAGGTTCTGCGCCATCAGCTGCTGGCACTACTGGTGCAGTTATTATAATTTATTAAGGTAGAAATATGAAAAGATTTGTAAGATTTAATAATCAACAAGTTCCTGTTATCACAGGTGCTAAAGGTGGTAAGGGTGGTGGTGTTATACGCCCAAATTCTCTATTTTCTACTGATATTCTATATCTTACTAACGCACTAGGTGAAGGGCCTATTTATCGCATTAATCCTAATGGTCCTCAAGATATACAAATTCAAGATAGTGCTATAGATGATTTAATTAATTTAGATTCTAACGGTTTAGAAAACACCGATAAGTTTTTGACTATTACTTCAACAGGTACTCCTACACAAGATCCGCTACCAATTTTTGGCGACGAAATTGTAACCCCACAGATTTTTGCTTCACAGGTTGCGCTAAAAAAAGGTAATTTAGACGGTATTCCTAGTTCTAAGGTAACATTACAAGAGAGCAGTGCTAATGATTGGGATGCTATAAGATTTAATTTCTTAATAGAAGAACTATACACTGCTGACACAAGAGGTAACGTATCGCCAGCTTCAGTCAGTTATAGAATTACTATTTATGACAGATTAGGTACTACTATAATTTCTATTGTAGACAAAACTCTAACTGAAAAGACAGATACTGGTTATAAGTTCAGCGAAAAAGTAGAAATACCATTAGTTTCTAGATCAGTAGATGGATACAAATTTACTATAGAAAAAACCAGTGATGACCAAGATACCCCTAGATTCAGAGATACTATAAAATTAGTAGGTTGGGATGAGATAAAGTATGTTAGACAAGCGTACCCACGAACTGCTTTAGTAGGCTATGCTTTAAAAGCTACGGATGAGCATACAGGTGGCGTACCTAATTTTACAAGTCTACTCAAAGGTTTATTAGTAAAAGTACCTTCTAACTACAATCAGCCTATTTTAGCAAACGGTGATATTGATTGGCGAGAAGTAGAAATAACTCAGTCTAGTTATCCTACTTATGGCTATAGATTACAGCGTCCAGGCACTGGAACAATATTATATGAATTAAACCCAGTTATCTACACAGGAGCTTGGGACGGTACTTTTGTATATTCTTGGACACAGAATCCAGTATGGATAATTTATGATATACTAACTAATAAAACTTACGGATTAGGTATACCTGAAGAAAATATAGATAAATATCGTTTTTATCAGATAGCACAATACTGCGATGCTTGTGATTCTGAAACAGGTAGATTCACAGGAGTGAATGCTGTTGCTGACGGGTCATTTAGATATAAACCACGTACTTTATATACAGCTATTAGAGAAAATCAAATAGGCCTTCCTAAAGGCACTAAAGTAGTAGAACGTCGTTTTATTACTGACGTTACTATTTCTGACCAAGAAAAAACAATGGACATTCTAAATAAACTTACAGCTACTTTCCGCAGTATGTTAGTTTATTCTGGCGGTAAAATAAGTTTAGCTGTAGATATGCCCGAAGAATTTCCTGTTATGTTATTTAACGAAACAAATATCAAACAAGGTTCTTTTCAAATTTCTGGAATTAGAGAGAGCGAAGTATATACTGGCGTAGATATAACTTATGTAGAACCTACAAACCATTATAAACGTGAAGTTGTTAGATTAGACTTAGCTGAAGCTAATGACGGTAGAGAAGTTCAAACAATAGAAAATATTGCTTCTTTAGACCTAACTGGTGTAACCAGAAGAAGTCAAGCTATTAGACTTGGGCAATATCAAATTGCCGCCTCTAGATATTTACGTAGAAATATTAGTTTTACAACTAGCACTGAGGCGCTAACCCTAGCTCCTGGAGATGTTATATCTGTTGCTACAAACGGTACAGGTATTGCATATGGGTATGGTGGCAGAATTAGTGCTAATTCAGCTATCACTTCTAGTACAAACACTAATGTGTTTTTAGAGCACTATACTGTTCCAAGCTTAACTAATTCTGTATTTACTGCAAATACTTATCCATTAGCTCTGCGCATAATCAGAACAGATAGCGATAAGATGGATTTATACATACTGAGTAATACACAGTATGCATTAAGCGCAACAGATAATGTGTCTACAGGAACTGATTTAGCTACTGTGAAAGTTGTGAGCAGATTTAATCCACTAACTAGACGTATTGAAAGTCTTAGCACAGGATTTTCTGAAAGTATTGCTCCTAAGATCAATGACCTATGGACTATTGGTGAATTTGAAAATCCTGGTAATTACTACACTAATAAATCAGGCAAACTATTTAAAGTTACTGGTGTTAAGCGCGATCCTAATGAGGTTGAGGTTATAGTATCTGGTATAGAATATATATCTAATGTTTATATAGACTCAGATACTTTTATTAACTATGAACCTACTGCCTACGTTGATATAACCAGCCCGTTTAGCTCTCCACCATCTCCTGTATTTACTTTTGCAGTAACTTCACGTTCTACTGCTGACGGCAGTGTAGTATACGATGGAGTATTAAACAATCGTACTGAGCTACTTGGGTACGGTCAAAAGTTTGAAACAGAATACTATGTAGCCAAACCAGATAATATCGTACCGATAGCTAATGTTTATGTGCAAAACCCACTTACATTAGGAGTAGCTGATTCTACTAGCTTAGCCAATAACACTTTAAGTTGTATAGTATCAGGTAAGAACGGATTTACTACTGCTGCTGGGGAAATAAAGCTCCTATGTAATACAGTTGTTACTGCTCCTGGATCTATTACCTTAACCTTAGAGGGCTTAAGATTGTGCATAGATGGGAACTTCAATCAACATATCTTAGCAGTAAATGACGGAGTAACAGTGCCTAACTTAAAAGGCATTGATCAAATAAACATACCTATCAGAGAAAAAGCAAATGTTCAAGGTATAATTAACTTTGTTGGTTATCAGCCTGATATAACTTCTATGACTAGAGATATTAGCTCATATAATCTATCTACTGATACTGTGGTAATACAAGATACAGCTGCTGGACTTACTACATTAAGCTCAGCTCTACCAACTCCTCCTTTTTATGTTAGTTTAAACCAAGTATTAGCTAAGAACTATTACGCAAATAATATGGTATACTTAAAAGGAACAGAGCTAGACCAAGTACTAGAAGGTAACTTATCTTCAACTCTTACAACTATTGAGCTACCTAATAAAGTACGCTCAGTGAATGATATTACATTTTTTGTCGATGGCATAGAAAAAAGTAGCGGGTTGTACACAGTTAACTTAAATAAAAACTCTGCTCTAGCTTCTAACATACAATATACTAAGAGTCCTAATGAAACCACATATAGAGCACAAGCTTATATTTACACAGTTCCTACTGTTGAGATTGGTGATAGATTAGAAATTAACTATGGGAACACTTTTACTGTAGTAAACTCTACTTATGACGTTTCTTCTGCAGGTTATAACGCCGCTCTAACTAGTAACTCTATATACGGCATAACACTAGATACAACTCCTCAATTAGATTTATCTGGTTTTGAATTTATTAATATAACTCAAAATCCAGTAGGAACCGTAACTGCCGTTGAAGATAATACTTTTACTCTAGTATATTCTACAGAAGTATATCCTGGTATATTCTCCTTAGCTAATAACGGAGTTTACTCACTAGAGCTATCTTCAAGTTTTGAAAAAGCGTTTTTAACAGATGATCTTAGATTACCAGATCTACCACTTGGAGTTACAACTGTTAAAGCTAGAAATAAAAATACACTGGGTAGATTCAGTCCGTTTGTAACTAAGAGCGTATTAGTTGAACAACTTCCTATTCAAAAAGTACAGAATCTACAGATACAAGAATCTTTATATAGAGAACAAACTGGTGGTGTAAGTACTAGAATAACTTGCACTTTT